ACCAATCAAAAATGTTTTAGTTCTTGCTGTGCCTTCTTTAATTGAAATCAGATTAGAGCCTAAAGCGTCTTTAAACTCATAAACTCCGGTGCCGTCATCTGTTGCTGTGATATCTTCTGTTGTTTGAAACACATAGTCAACATCATCAACCGTGGTGTTAAACTTGAAACCATCATTAATTTGAATTGTCGATGGACGACCAGCAACACTCGAAAGATTAAGCGACAGTTTTACATCTGCTACAGACGAAGTAGTTGATTTTGGAATATAACCAATACCTTCTGCAAGAGATACAACAGAAGACCTCAGTTGAGCGGTACCAAGATATGATTCGTTCAGAGCAAAGTTAGCAATCAAACCATTATAATGAGTGTTATAAGCCAACACATCAAGAATATTCGACAAACCTGAGGCTTCGAAGTTGTAGTCAGAAAACTCATCTTGTTCAGCAAGAAATGTTTTTAGATTGTTTTTAATAGCATCGATGTCTAATGCTGTTGATTTAATTGTTGTAGCCATTTATCTTAACCTCGATAGTGTTGTTGTGAACTCAACTATCTCCTGTGTGTTTACAACTTGAAAAGTAAGTGTAACTTGTATTGAATTATTATCTGGCAGAACAGCAATATCAATGTTCAAGACTTCTGCCCGTGGTTCGTATCTTTCTATGTTACTTATAATTTGTTCTTTGATATATGGGGATACAATATCACCATAAGCAAGTTCGAAGAGTTGGCTACCAAGATTGACACCAAAGTCTGGTGCAAATGGTTTCTCTAGAAAGTCCGTTAGAATAAGTGTCTTAATCGCCTGCTTTACAGCCGCCGCGTCAGTCTTCTTGAAGATTTCACCGCTTGTAGGTTTTGCAGTAAAAGTCAAGTCGATGTCCGTATACTGTCGATTACGAGATGTCGTAATCGTTGCTGTCTGTAAGTTAGTATCTTCTAATGCGAATGCTCTTCTTGCCATAATTCTATTTATATCAGTTTTCTAGTATTTCTATGAGTTCGTTGTTTTTTTGTAGTTGGTTGTTGAATACTGTCTGAATTTCTTTATTAAATCTTGCATCAAACGATTCAGGAACATTTGGAAACTCAAGACCAATCTGTGCTGTCAGACTTCCATCTGGATTATATGTGTCATAATCTAATGTCAATTGCTCATAATTGATATTATCTTTCCAGAACTCAGCGACATCGAATGTCTTCTCAAAGTCGATATTACCCTCTCTGTCGATGACTTGATAGTAGCACAAGCGACCATTATACTTCTTTTCTGTTACACTGTCAAGAGATTCTAAACCGCCAGGTCTATAGAGACCTTCGCTTACAACAAGTCTCACATCATTGAAGTGGGTTGTGTTGCCATTGATTGTGCGAATTGCTTCTGCGTGAAGATATAGATTTCGTGCAATCTGAAATCTCTCTGCATTTGTCGAGATGTGATTTAGTGGTGTTCTGTCACCATAGGCTCCAAGAAACTTAGCAATCGTCACACCAGGTGCCAATCTAGTTGCTGAACTAATCGAGTCCTGAAAGTTCGGGTTATATACTGGGTCAACAAGAATAATCATTTAAATCTCTTACCTCTATTTTCAATCGCATTACCAATCGGAGTAAATCCAAAGCGACCCTTAGGTGCTTTACCAACACTCCTACCAATTTTAGGTGGCGTAACTGTATTATATGTCTGGCTCAATCTGCCTTCTGCTACAAGTCTACCACCAATCGAGCGATTACCACTTGAGCGGAATGAAGAGCGTATCTCTTGTGTAGACGGACGCTTATCAAAGATGCCGTTATAGTCATCAACAAATGTAATCTGATTTGCGAGGTCATCAGCAACCTTTACATTCTTAATCGAATATGTGCCAGCCATTGTATGACCCGCAACGATAGGAATTGTGATAGGTGGACCTGATGGAGGAATCGGAACGGCTTTAGGAGTAACAGGAAAACCAAAGCCGCCAGCACCCAGAGACCCAGCGGTACCTGCTGTCAATGCTGAGAATGCATTATTGGATAAGATTGCTTCGAGTGACTGACCCAGAAGATTACCATAGAAGGTAGCGCCTGAAGCGAATGGAACAGGACCAAGAGGACCCATATATGCTTTACCAGTAAAGTCAACAAACTGTCCGCCAATCGCACCACTCGCTCCCATGACAGACACTTTTGCCGCACCTGTGATGTTTGTATTCGTAGCCGTTACAGCAAACTCTTTCTTACCCGTTACAAGAATAGCATTATCGCCATGAATACCGATATCACCTTCTGCTAGTTGCTCGTAGTCTTTCTTCGTAACAATTCTGTAGTCATCAAACTGCATGTCTGTTCTACGACCGACTGTGCGATTACTTCTGCTACCCGACACTTCGTTGATATCGTTACCAAGAATTCTTGTCTTGTTGTTCTGAACAATACGCTCTTTCTTATTACCACCTACATTGACATTGTAGTTACCTGCAACATCTACATTGTAGTCACCTTTGACAACGAGATTGAGATTGCCATTGTAGACCATGTTGCCGTGACCTTCGACAATCAATGTCTGGTCACCACCTGTGACTTCTACTTTATTATTGACAGCGGAGATGATGACAGAGCCATCTGCTCTCATCTCAACACCAGCACCTTTGCGATGCTTGATGAGAACACGTTCACCACCTGGCGTGTCATCATACTCAACGACATGACCAGATGTTGTTTCTTGAACTTGATTGAATGGAAACTCAGATGCACGTTGTGGTTCAATGTTCAGCGATACGCCGACTTCACCACCACCGATATAGAGTTCGTTAATCTTCGTGCCACGAGCCGCTTTATTAATTGACGAGCCGTAGTTATACTCACGCTTCGGAAACTCACCAGTCGGATCCTGCATACCATCAGCAGGAACACCAATTGTTACCTCTTGCCCTTCACCTTGCTTGAGTCTGGCTTCTAAGTTATCTTTTTTCGTAGTCATACTATTTCACTCGATTTTAATGGCTCAGTATTCAGTGGGTCTGTTGTTACATTTTTCTTTCTAAAGACAGCTTCAACATAATCAGGAACATCAAAGTATGGGTCAAATTCAGAAATATCTAGGTCGTTGTGACCAAAGACTTGACCACCAGGATACTTCTGATAATATATCGACAAGAACTTTTCAAGAGTTGTGAACTGCTCTCGTGTGAAAGATTGAGCAGAACGCAGTTCACTAGGATTTTTTACACCCGATGATGCATTAATACCACCAACAAGAGCGACACCAAGTGACCTTGTGTTATGATTGTTCGTAGATGTATGTTCACCCACTTTATTCGGCGGACGTCCTCTCTGAAGTCTACCATCTCTTCTAATTATATAGTGATAGCCAATGCCATCGTGTCCAAGTTGATTGTGTATCTCATTGATTTCAACAGAACCGACATTCTTGTTTGTAAATGTATCTGTTGCATGAAGAACGACTTCAGTAATTTCACGACGAATTAATGTAAATTCGGTTTCAAGTTCCTCAACAGATGCGATATATGTAAACAAATCGCTTGATGTGTTTGCACCTGACCACTTCTCATTTAGTTTAGCAATCAGGTCTGGTTCATCAAAGAGTGGGTCAACAACAACAGAACCTGAGATTGTTGAGTTGATAACATCAGTTAAGAGTGTATCACCAACACTATTATATCTGTCTGTTATCGTGGCAATTTCAGAATCAGGAATACCATTCTGTTTTAATACCTGTGATGTCTTATTGATTAACTCTTTAGTCGTCGAGCCTTCTACCTGAGAAGCAAGTTCAATCGCTCGAGGCGATACAGAAACATTCGATAGTGAAACTTCTTGCACAGACTGTGTGAAGAGTCGTGTATTACCACTTACTACATTCTGTAATATAGTCTGCTTTTTCGCATCAGGGAAAATAGATATGCCACCTGTGAGAGAATTGAGAACTTGACTGGCTTCTCGTGTTACTGTTTCAAAAACATCACCAAGAAGACCTTTTCCTAGCAGACCCGATGAGACACCTTCAAGAACATTTTCTTTTAAATTTTCTGCCTGAGAGACCAAGTTATTGATTGTTCCAGTAGCGTCTTTTACTGTGCTAACAATATCTTTTGCACCATCCAGTGCATCGAGAGAGTTCTTTGCGCTTGTTACACCTTCGCTCAATGCACCAATTGATGTTACATTACTCACAGTATCTTTGAGTCCTGCTACACTGTTGATGCTATTTACAGAACTTACACCTTTGACGACATCTGTTATATTTCCAAAGTCAGCGACTTGACTTATTTTACTGACATCCGCGAGTTCGCCTACTGATGCGCCTAAATCTGTGAATGATGATGTCAGGTCACCTGCTAGACTTGAAGCACCTGCTTTAGCGGCGCTCATCACACCATCGATGCTAGGAATGCCTCCACCTGATGTGAGTTTTGCACCCATATCAGAAATAGAACCCAGACCCGTTAGAAGAGAGACGATTGAAGCAACAGTGTCAGCTATTCCGCCACCTGAAATGCTTGTTGCAAAACCACCAGCGGCAGAATCATATGAGACAAAGCCACTATCATTTAGATTTGCGTTGATTGTTGCTGTTGAATATGGCATAGTGATTGCTGTCGGATCTAATACACCTGAAAGATTAGGAACACCATCAGTAATCTCACAAAGACCTTCACCTAAGAGAACATCGTTTGGTGTCATCTGAACACCGTCTAGACTTTTGATACCAGCGTTGATAGCACCAGCTTTCTCACCAACGAGCGTTGCGGCTTTACCATATACTTCATCTTCAGCAATAGGAGCGAAGCCGAACTCTTTTTTTCTGTCGGCTGCAATGAGTCGAGTATTCAGTTCATCTTTTGTAAAAGTTCTTGCCATTATACTATCCTATCAAGAAAATCTTTTGCTTTTGCTTGAATACCAGATGATTGACTTATATCGTTCAGATAATATCTTGCAAAGATTTCAGCAGTGCCTTTCGGTCCTTCGACCTTGTCTGACTGAATCAAAAGAATATTTGCTTGTGCTTTCTCATTATTTAGTTCATATGCAACGAAACGTAATTGAGTCGTAAACAACTCATAATCGTTTGAGAAGTTCTGAAGTTTTCTATAGCGGTCTGTATTGAAATTACCAATGCCTTTACCATCTTTACCCGTAACACCTGTTGTCATCTGAGATGCATTTGATAGACCTGCAACAATTGACACACTTTGCTTGATTGTATAACCCAGGTTAAGAAAGAACTTAACAGCAACCTTTTCACGATTATTTTGTGTAGTTTTAGAGGGTACTGTGATGAGTTCATTCTCAATTGGTCTATCACCTTCAGTAATCACATCAAATCCTAGATTAGTAACTTGGTCCGCTTGATTACTTTTCCTCAAATCAAATACATTCTGATTTGTCTGAACTTCTGTTGGTGTCTCGATGTGTGGTAAAGAACCAAGCACAATTGGAACTTGTGAGTTTACGCCATCAGCAAAGATTCCGAATACAAGCGCATTTGCTTGAATGTTTGGACTACGACCAATACCTGAAATGCCACCTTCTGTTGTTGGAAGCATACATTGCGCCCACGGCAAATCATTCTGAGGAATATCTTTTGTTGACTCTGTGTGAATACCATGAACACGAATCTTCACACGACCTTCCAGTCCGTATGGTGGAGTTGAGTCAATCACTGTAGCAACAAACCAACGAGTGTTATCACCATAGTATTCTGACGAGATTGGTTTCATTTCATAATTCATGATTGTCTCTCAAGTTTACACACATTCATGCTGACTGTATGTTCAGTTCCTACAAATGTATGACGCACATCATAAATAAGTGCTTTACCGGAACGTTCTTTGTCTGTCAAGTCGTCTTTGTCACCATCATCTGTTCTTTCTACATCATCACTTGATATTTGAAGAGAGATGACATCGCCACAACCAGCGCCACTAATAAAGAAAGTCTCGCCCGCAACAGAGATATTGAACATATCTTTCAATAAATGATTTCTGATTGCTCGTCCCTCAATCTTCTTCTTAAATTTAGATGCATCATATTCGTCGTGATAACTCTTGTCTTCACCATAAACGCCACTGGACGTAAGTGTGTGATAGCCAATTGAATTATAATCGTCCATGAATATTTCATCAAACTTAGCAAGCGGGTCAAAAACGTTCTGACGTTTTATATCGATTGTAGTTTCTTCGCTAAGATTTTTCAATGTATCACGAATTGAATAATGGCTCTTTGTAACACGACCTGTATTTAAATTTGTGTTTGCGTATTCAGCACCAATCGAACCTGTCTTGATAAGTGCAAGAGTGTTTGACATCTCTACATAGTTAAGGTCTTTGATAATAGATGCTCGTTCAAGACCCGTTGCTTTTTCAGCCGCAGAGATATTAGATGGATTATATGTGAATGGAAGTTTGCTATTCCAAGGTTCTTGTCGTAACATTGCGTCAAGATTACCAAGTCTTAGTCTATCGTCATGGATTGATGCCCAGACGAAGTATGGCGAACCAGTAACGGTTGTTGCTCGTTTCAAAAGCCAGTTTACTGCTTTGAGTGGAGATATTGTTGGAATAATAACTTTCATATCTTCTTGTAGAGCCGCATTTTCTGTAAGTTTACCATTCGTGATGGTTGCGTCTGTGTAAGACGCATCAACAGATTTCTTGAGTTCAGAAAGAATAATCTTTGATAGAATGTTTGTGACTTTACCTTTATATGACTTACTCACTTCTTTGAGGTTGCTCAGAACTGCATGTTCGTCAACAAAGTTGATTACATACATGCTTGCATTGCCAGCACCCGCTCCTTTGATACGCTTCTCAACTTCTGTAAGAATGAATGTTCGCTGTTCGTTGGTTGCTTCTTTGTTGCCTGGAGGAAATACTTCTACTGGTTGTCCTGCTTCATCTGTTGTGACACCCGCAATAACGAGCCGCAGTTTCTCGGTACCCTTAAACGACATCTTCTCAAAAATACCTTTATCATCAAGAAGCACTAAGTTTCCTGTGACAAATGGTTTGTCAAGACTTTCAAATAGACTTAGTTCAGCAATCATTGTTTTGACATCAACACCTGTTGTGTCAAATCCACCGAGTCTATCAGCAGATATAAATGCTTGCTTAATTACATACTGTTGTCCAGGACCTGCCATTGACTATTGTCCTCTATGAAACTCAAAGAACTCCGACACAATAGAGCCAATAACGTCTGGATTGAACACACTGATTTCTCTCAAACTATCATTGGCCGCCTCGAGGCGCTCTCCCCATGTCACCGGAACATAATCAGAAGGAATAGCATAAGTGTGTGGGTCAATATCTTGAGTAACTCCGCTTGCATCTTCGTAGTGATGCACAGAATTATATTGTAAATAATCTGCTAGAACACTAGCTGTAACTTGCCCAAACTCAGCGTCAAGATATGTGATTGTCTCACCACTGTTTAAATTATTACCGCCACTGTCATATACAATCTGACCCAAGTCTAGATTACGCTTGATAACTGTCCCTGTCGTGCCGCTTGTCGTTCCTCGGAATACATCACCAGGAGTGAAGATGTTTGCTATCTCAGTTGTTGTTACCAGTGTGCGATACGGATACTTACTCTTTTTCATATTAAGAACTTCGGTTGACGATATTGGCCAACCTTCTCGTCTTACATTGTCGTTCAATAGAAAAAATGTCCAGTAGTAGTCTACTGTTCCATAAAGACGATAAGATAGAGTGTCTGGTCGCTCACCTGACTGAATAGTATACTTGTTATAAAAAGCAGTATTCTCTTTCAATTGGTCAATCAAGTCAACATACTGTGTGATGTTGTTAAACAGAACTGGGTCTTCGGCATCACCAAAGCGATATTGAATAAGTGGTATGTCGTTGAAATAGTTTGTAATAGCAGTCATTAGAAGCCCTCTTTAATGTCTGTTTTGCTCAGTGTTCTAATTTCAACAAACGAGAGCGTCATGTCAATTTCAGTGAACTTACCATCCTCATGAAAAGACATGTTGGTAGGATTGTAGTTTGTGGAGATGTCACGCAAGTGACATGGTAAAATCTTTGTTCCAATCTGTTCTCCATCATATTCAATCTGAATGCCAAACTTCTTAGGAAATCTATAGCCAATAGAGATTGACTGTTTTGTCTCACCACCCGAAACAATAGCATTGATTTCTTCGGGATACAACTCTTCTCTGAAGAATTGAATAATCTTTTCAATCTCGACTGCTTCTTTTCTACTTTCAGCGAAGAACTTGAATGTGAAAGAAAACTCACGAATACCTACTTTTTCAAATAGTGTTCGTGTGTTAGGATTGATAGTCACACCCACTCCGAGTTTGAATGCGGCACTACCTACTGCCGCCATGCTTCCACCAAACTTGTCAATGATACCAACTGCGGCGGCTGTAGCAACATCTCTGTCAGCACTCGTGTTTGCAAGAGCATCTTTTATTGTAGAAATACCACTCGTGATACCACCGCCAGCACTCATTGCCGCACCAGTCACTCCTAAATCGAAGTTACTATAAGATGCATTATCACGATACTGAAGACCAACAGGTAGATAAAGAAGACATTGCCTATTCGAAGGACTAAATCTGGACGCACTGCGACGAGGCTGTTGATTTGCCTGTTGACCTCGTGCCGCAACTTCGTCACGCTTATTTCTAGGTGGGTCACCCGAGGTAATTTTTTCTAAGTTTTCTGCAATATTAAGAGCGCCTTCTTTGTTCTTTCCAAACAGAGTGGCGGCCGCTCCACCGATTTTATCAGTCAACTGGTCAAAGGCTTTTCTATTACTATTTTCTTCGTTGAGAACAGTAAAACGAATATGACCCTTATAATTAGGCTCGCTTAGAGGATATCTAAGTTGAGTATCACCAAGTTCCTTATAAGGATTGTATAGTTTGTTGAATTCAGCCATTTGTTTCTCAATAAATAAGTGTAAACATTACTTTTGTTATTTATAGGGTTTTATGGCATATTCGGGCAGATACACAGTAAAAAATCCAAAGAAGTATAAAGGTGACCATACAAACGTCACTTATCGCTCTCTTTGGGAAAAACACGCATTCAAGTGGTGCGACAACAACTCTGACATCATTGAGTGGTCAAGCGAAGAGGTTGTCATACCATACTTATACGAGGTCGACAAAAGATATCATAGATATTTCATGGACTTGAAGATTAAGTTTCAAAATGGCAAGACTGTGCTTGTTGAGATAAAACCAGATAAAGAGACACGTCCACCCGAGGGCGCGAAGCGAACAAAGCGATATATCAACGAAGCATTCACTTATGTTAAGAACCAGAACAAATGGGAAGCGGCTCATGAATACGCACAGGATAGAGGTTGGGAATTCTGGATATGGACAGAAAAGAAAGAACCGTTGAAGTCTATTATTCCCAAATCAACAAAACAGTTAAAACCGTTCAAGAGGCGTAAGAAATGAGTGATTTTGATATATGGATGATAAGGGTCAAAGATAACGACAAGTCCGAGACATATGCGAAATATTGTGCAAAGAGTTGGGCAGATGCTGGCTTTGAAGTAAACTTCTTTGATGCTGTGACTCCTGACACACTACATCTTGGTAAGCATTTAGACTTTGACAAGAAACACAAACCCGCAGAGAAGGGTTGTTTCATCAGTCAGTATCTTCTATGGAAGAAATGCTATGAAGAAGACCGACCTATTCTCGTTCTTGAGCATGATGCATATCTTGAAAATCCTGAGATGATTATCTACAATCCAGGTCTTGCAATGCAGTATCTAGGTCAGCATTGCATGGAAGCAGTTCTCTATAATCCATGGTGGGCAAAGGAGATGTGCAAACTTGCAGAAACTCTGTCAGACTTGAGAGGACCTTTCGGTATGGTAGAGCATTTTCTAGGCATTCCTGTCTCGGGTCATAGTCGATATGGTCTTCTATCTAGACATGGAGTTCCTCATACTCGCTTTCTAGGACCTAGGGCTCCTGTCAAGCATGTCATCATACCTGAACTAGGAACATCACTAGAACACAGTAAAGGTAAGACTTCTGACAGAATTGTGACAGAGCAAGCAGATTTATTTAAAATAGTTCCATTAACAGTCGCTCTAAAAGCATAAATAAGAGCATGGCAAGTAATATATTCAATAGACTAGAACTACAGGCATTTCGTGCTGGTATCACTCCACGCACTAAAGAAAGTCGTGCATGGTTTCAAAAGAAGGCATCTAATCTACGCTCTATCAATCGTGAAGCGTTGATGAAAGAAGAGCCACTGAAGCGTGGTCGTAAAGAAATCATTGGTTCGATGCAGATGTTTACCTACGACCCAAAGACGAAAGATACACTACCTTACTATGATGCGTTTCCTCTTGTTGTCGTAGTTGGTCCTGCAGAAGGTGGATTCTATGGACTTAATCTTCACTATCTACCACCAATTCTTCGTGCAAAGATGCTTGATGGTCTGATGAGTATTGCTACAAGTAAGAATAGCGACGATGCAAAGTTTAGACTTTCATATAGTATGCTACAGCGAAGCACCAAACTTAAATACTTCAAGCCATGTTTCAAACATTATTTGAACAAACATGTGACAAGTCAGTTTGCTGAGGTTCTTGCACCCGAATGGGAGATTGCTACATTCTTACCGACTGCTGATTTCCGTAAGAGAAATAGAAATAAGGTATATTCAGATAGTAGAGAGATGATTTAATGGCATTCGAGATAGACACATTAAAAGCCGAGATTACTCAAGGCAGTGGAATGGCTATTGGTAATCTGTATCATGTTCAGTTACCTACCTTCACTGCTCAGAATCTTGACATTACGGTTCCTTCGATGAGTCTGCTATGTAAAGCGGCTACACTTCCCGGCAGACAAATTCTGTCAGCAGATAAACAGATGGGTATCTACAACACAAAGATTGCATATGGCTTTGCGGCTGAAGATGTAACTCTTACGTTCTATGCTCTGAATGACTTTGAGATTCGTAAATATTTTGAAGTGTGGCAAGCCGCCGCAGTCAATCATCTGACTGGCGAAGTAGGCTATCTAGACGAGTATACAGCACCGGTTACAATTAGTCATTTGAAGAAAGAGGTCGCGTTTCCTATCTTCAAAAAGAAATTGTTTGATACTTCAAAGGTACCTGCTTTCATTCGTGGTAGATTACCACGCATCGGTCCTCTCGACTTAGCACAAGGTGAGTTTGACCTTGACTTATTTGCGGGCGGTGGAATCACTTATTCTTTGACACTAAATAAAGCGTATCCGACGACACTACAAGCGATTGAGTTGGGAAATGAGGGACAACTGTTAGAGATTACAGTTCAGTTGTCTTATAAAAATTGGGAGAGTAAAACAAAAGGAAGACCAAGTCTCACAGAAGAGATTACGGGAAGTCTTCTTGGCGAGTTGCTCGGCAGATTATAATTGGAGTAAATTATGGCATTACCAAAGTTAAATGAAAATTTAAAATATGAAATGACTGTCCCTTCGTCTGAAAGGGCAGTTACCTATAGACCTTATCTGGTCAAAGAAGAGAAAATTCTTTTACAAGCGTTTGAGTCACAAGACCAGAAACTTGCTATGAGAGCAATGGTCGACACGATTGTGGCGTGTGTAAATGAACCGATTAGTTCAACTGACTTATCGACATTTGATGTTGAATATATGTTTACACAAATTCGTGCAAAGTCAGTAGGTGAAAAATCACAACTAGAGTTCAAGTGTGAGAAGTGTGAAGAGATGACTCCAGTGTCAATTGACCTGACATCTATTCAGATTGAAAAAAGTGATGTGAGTAATATCATTGAGGTTACTGATAACATTAACATCGAGATGAGATATCCAACATATGATAGTTTTGTCAAGAACTTTAAAGAAGGTATGAGCGAGTCCGAGTTTGGTTTTCTTATGCTCGAAGATTGTATTGTAGCAGTCATGACAGAAGACGAGCGATTTCTTGCATCTGATGTGAGCAACAAAGAATTGAATGACTTTATCAACTCAATGACAAATGCTCAGTTTGAAAAAGTAGGAGAGTTCTTGAGAACTGTTCCTGTAATGAAAAAAGAAGTTGAGTTTACATGTGCGTCCTGTCAGCACGAAAATACAATTACGCTAGAAGGACTCCAAGATTTTTTTTAGTATGCCTCTCACATGATACATTGGTCAATCACTTTAAGACCAACTTCGCGTTGATGCAACACTTTAATTATTCATTGTATGATATAGAGACAATGATGCCGTGGGAAAGAGAGATATACTTAGTATTATTACAAGAATATCTTAAAGAACGAGAAGAAGAAGCCAGAAGACAAGAAATGGGATAACCAATGGCCGAAGCAACAATAGGACATCTAATCGAAGAATTGAAAATGTCTACTCAGGCGCAGATAAACTTTGCGGGCGAAGATACACGGGAAGTTGTTAATTCTGTTAATAATCTAACCGATGTCTTCACTGATTACTTCAAGATATTGAAAGGTCAAGAAGGCGATAAACTCGAAAAAGAGCGTGAAGAGAAGAAGCCAAAGGCCGCTGCCGCAGAACTTCCTAACTTTGGTTCCATGGTTAAAGACGCAGGTGGTTTTGGCTTTCTTGGTATTGTCGGTGCTATTGGCGCGGCACTTGCTGGACTTGCTGTAGGCTTTCTTGATGGTATTCGTGATACTTTCAAACTCATTACACCTACATTCATAAAGAAATTATTTAGAAGTAAAGTATTTCAACCAGTAATACGATTCTTCGATGCGTTTGGAGATATCTTCCGTAAAGCAGGAACCGGTCAAATACTGAAAGGTGACACTTTCAAGGTGTTTGGTAGATTTACTGCTACAATGCAGGATATTGCTACAGGGATTACTAAATTTCTTAAACCACTTGTAACAGCAAAAGATGCTGTGTTCAATGGTTTTGCTAGAATGGGAAACTTCTTCTCTTCATTAAAGCGACAGTTCAAATTATTCTTTTTAGCCAGTGGTGTTATTCGTTCTCAGATTAACAATCTGAAAAGTATATTTTCTATATTTGGTTCAACCGCACAAACAGGCGGTAAGATTTTTCAAGGACTGTTCAGCGTAATTAAACCATTCTTTGGTATATTTGCAAGATTAGGTAAATTTCTTGGCGGTCCAATTACAGTTGCTATATTCGGTATCATTGATTCTTTCATGGGAGCATTTCAAGGCTTCAAAGAAGAAGGGTTTCTTGGCGGCATTCTTGGCGCAATTGGTGGTCTTGCTCGTGGTATTATCGGTATGCCTCTTGACTTGTTGAAAAGTGGTATAAGTTTCATTGCAGGCAAACTTGGATTTGAGAACTTCTCGAATATGCTTGACAGTTTCTCATTCAGTGATATGATTTTTGGTATGTTTATGAAAGTTGCGAACATAGGCAACGAAATCATCAGTAATCTGTTTGGTGGATTTGAAGATGGTTTTGGCGCTGGTATGAAACAGATGCTCAAAACATTGATGATTTATGTTAAGAGAATGTTGTTGTTTCCTGTTGCAATACTGGCTGGTGGTGTTGCGGCACTTGCGGCTGCATTGCCTGGCGGTAAGAGTCCGCTAGAAGCCTTCAAAGAAACGTTTAGTAAAGTTATTACAGTGGGTGAAGGTTCTGCCCCTACAGCAGTACCTAGTGAACAGACATCTGGCGGCGGCGAAGAAGGTGAAGTGCCTCAGACGAAAAGAAAAAGAGTTAGTCCACTAGAGTTCAACAAAGCGAGAATTGAACGACTAGAAAGAATGTCACAAAAAGGTGACCTTTCTTCAAGACAAGCAGACGAACTTGAGAGAAGAAGAAAAGAAGTCGAGAGAATGGAAAAACAGCAGACTGGTGGTATGACTGCTGTGAATGCTCCTACAACAAACAACAATACTACGACCAACAACAATACAACCGCATCAGGTTCTTCGTCAGCAACAGACCGCAAAGCACCCGAAGGATAAAAAAAAGGAAGACCGAAGTCTCCCTTTTCCCACATACAGTTTTCTTAGTTTCTAATAGGACATCGTATGTGTCTCAACCTATTAGTCTTCGGCTGCCAACTTAGCAAAGTATGACAGCGTATCGTCATCGTCATCTGTCGATGCGATATTTGGCTGAGGTGCAGAAGCAATCACTTCTGGTTCAGCAGTCTTCAGAGGAGCGGACTCAGCAGACTGAGATACTGCTTCGTTCTTCATAGTAGAACCAGCACCAGTTGCAGAACCTAGAACCGTCTCAAGACGGGCTTTCAATTCTTCGTAAGACTTGTATGAAGAGATATCAGTAAACTCATTCACATCATGAAGTTGATTGTAAGTTGCTTCGAGTTTTGTCTCATCAGCATCGAACAATGATGTCTGTGCTTTGAACTCAGACTTGTCATAGTTACGATAGCCAGCAACATTACGAATCTTCAGTTGGAAGTTTGCACCAGCCCAGAAGTCGAACGGATTGATAGGCTCTTCACCAGGAAACTCGGGTTGCATTTTATCCATAATCTTGTCAAAGATTTTTTTACCGAAGTCATAAAGAAAGACTTTACCTTCGTTAGCAGGATTAGCAGGGTCGCTTACGACAAGGATGTTAGCAACATAATGCAAACGGCGCTTCTGTGTGCGGGCTACATCTTTGTCGCTTTCTACACCAGAGTTCCACAAACGAGAGTTGTATTCAGACACAGGGTCATTCTCGTTCAGTGTTGTGCGAGACTTTTCAATATACCATTGACCAGTCGGACCTTTGAAGAAGTGGTCAAAGTAACGGATCCAAGGAAGTTCTTGACCTTCAGCGGCAGGCAGAAAGCGAACCTCTGCATAGCCATTCCCAGACTCATCAACAGATGGCTTCCAGAAACGAGGGTCATCATACTTGTTTTCGGTTTTCTTGGTACCAGAAACTTCTTGTGCGGCTGACACCAGTTTACTGATATCAGAACCACGATTAGATTTTAGATTTGCAAAAGACATTTGTATTTCTCCGTATATTTGCGTTTCGTATATTTTTGTATTGTATCACAACATGATATATTAGTCAAGAGGTAATGTGTTACCTTTAGGCAAGAAGTTTAAATTCATTGCCTCTGCTTCAATCCGCTCTTTGATATTGAGCGAAATGAATTTCTTTACGTCTTCCAACTCTATGCTATTCTCATCACAGAGATGGACGACAGCATCCATATAAGTTAGACCCTTAGTTCTAACAGTAGTCTCAATCATTTTTGTAAACTTCTTCTTAGATAGAAAATTATTCTGTGAACTATCCATCATACAATTGCATCAAAAGTTTGTAGACTATTTAGTCGAAAACTACGCCAACCTTCTACGTCAAGGTCATAGACACGAACAGTTTCTTTCTTCTCGTTAGCAACAACCTGAGTAGGTTTTTGTTCTTCGGGAATGAACTTGTCATTCAGTGTTGCCCGCATATTACGAACTTGACCATCTTTCAATTTAACGAAAGAAAGTTTCACAATACCCTCACGCAATGTTTGGGTTACATTATCATAATCAAAATTAGTTCCAGTCATTATCGAACCTCGTTGTTTGTCGGTATGTATCACCGAAGTGTTCATTAGCGTATTTAGCCTCATCAGACCAATACAATTCTTCACGATAGTCTTCGTCATAGTTGCCTTCGAACAGGTCTTCAGCAACTTTCTTTTTACGGCGGTCAATCATCATGCACACTCCTTCCACCAATCAGGGCTTTCACGATTTGTCCATTTAGCAAATGAACGTTTCTCATTCAAGTAGTAGAAGCGATATGCATCTACTGGGTCTTCGCGTTTGCAATAGTCAGGCATTGCTTGAGCGAATTTGGTCAATCCCACTTTGGGGATTTTCTTAGGTATGTTGAGTAGTATATCAGATAAACGAGTATCTGTCAAGTGATATTTTCCATATCTACGAGTATATTCTTTGCAACACTCACGGAAGTGACGATACAACCAGAAGTAGTTCTCGTCGGACTCACGCACCCAAATGTTTGACGGATGATTGACATGAGATGCTTTGTAAAGAAAACCATGATAATCAGGATGCGCCCAACGTTTGATTTTGCGACCATTCGCGGTCTTGTCGATATACAAAGCACCATCAAGCACACGGTGTGCGGTTGACATCAGTTGAGCATACTCAACAATCATCTTGACAATATGCTTGTCGCACATCGCCTGGGCTGCCTTGATAGGGTCATTGTCTAAGTGGAAAATATTCATGCCAAACTCTCAATCTCTGTCAATAAATCAGCGACTTCTTGAAAGGTCAAGTGACCAATCACATCATCAGCGATAGTTGTATTGTAACACAACTCTCCGTTGATGTCAAGCACTGCCACTTCGAAAAGTCCATCAGTGTTGCCATACGAACTCTGATTACAAATCACAGATGCACCATACCCATTATCAAAAGTATATATTTTCTGATATTGATTACGTTTCCGTATCGATACATGTGATACATTACGCTCCGACTGCATTGTAGTAACCCTCCGCTTTGACACGAAACTTCGGTTCGTTTTCAAGTTGTGACACAACATAAAGTTCAGAACCAGTAAACCACGCACACGCATCACGCATGTCATTCAGTTCGTTTACAGGAATAACTGTATCGATGGGCATCTTCCAGTTATCCATACCATCGGTAAGAACATCAAACTTCTCTTTGAGAACATCAAGACGTTCCTGTGTTGCAAATGTAAGTAATGCCATTATATCGCCACCTTTACCATCTTCTCGAAGTTCTCCAGAGGAATGTCAATCTCCCAATCGTAGTAACCTTCAATGACACAATAGTCACGGCGGTCACTGCCAGGCCCATCTAGAATGCCTTTCAGAGTGACAATCTTCTCTACTTGTTTGCGTGTCTTCAAGCAGAGACCCTCAACGATAAACTGTTTTCCAACCATGTTATAAAATTTACTCATAATAAAGTTCCTCTCTCAATCTGTATTACCATTATTACATACTTCTTCGAAAATGTCAAGCAAAAACTTTTCATTATTCGAAAGATAATCTTCGTAGGATAGAACAGCGTCTTTGTAACCTTCACGCTCCTCACAGTTTCTTAAATACATTTTGTGACAAAATTCATCAAACGTTATCATCAGCAAATCCTTTCTTTATTGCTTCCCAGTTTTCAACGCATATCTCACCGATACAATACCTCTCATAATATGTCCACAGTAAACTATGCATTAGTTCACCTCACGGAATTGATATAGGAACATCTCTGCATCACGCAAATGCATGAACCCTTCGATATACGTTTCTTGTTGAAACGGATATACCTTGACTTCATACAGACCGTCTTTAGTCTGACCCAAAAATTCTGCCATAGTTTCAGTATGCATCGTTCATATCCTCTCCAAATTCTTCAATCAAAGCATCGTGTTCAGGCGTTCCTGCATAATACTCACAGAAACTATCGACACAGTGACCACTGATATCGTTGTCTTCACCACAGTAATCACACTGTCCATAATCAAATTCATCCATAATCATTTCCTCTCTCTTGACTATATCTTAATATACCACATAAATAATCTTTTGTCAAGTCTTTTTTTAACTTTTTTTTAATATAAATAACAATATGACAGACGAAATATTCGATTTTGGATTTACAATTGTAGATGAAGCTGAACTAGACGCAGTTCAAGCGGCTCAACAAAGTGTTGCGGCTGTCTCTACATCTGTAGATGAAACAAAAGAAAAACTAGATAAACTCTATAATGCGATACAACCATTATTGAATAATCTAAAAGCCAATCCTGATAAAGACTATATTCTTTGGCCGAATCGTCTTGAGAAAGTAGAGTCTTTTGAAGACTTCATTCAAGACATTTATACAGGTAAGAAATAATGTATCTATTTCCTCAGCCCAGAGAATTTGTAGAAAAGGGTGTTCTCAGTAAGTATATTCATGGTGAGAGTATTACCGAGTTTACAGAAGAACTCAGTGCGGCTATGGGCAGAAGAAGTTTTGAAGAGTGGGTATCATTGCTATCATATGGTGGTCAAGTAGCCGCACATATTACTTGTTCTAAGTATGAGAACATACTTGTCTGCACGAGTTATGATAATTCCAAATCAACTGTTGTAACAGATAAGAATGACAACTACAACATATCAAGCGATGCGGGAACTCATATGTTTCCTATAGTCTGGAAACGTATGGAGTGTGCAGGTAACGTATATGTTACTAAGCCTTCTGTTACTAGTTCTATATTTGAAAAAGGATATGAAGCACTTGGCGTAAAAACTCTTCGAGTAGACGATTACTATCATATAGACCATCCAAGACCTTATAACATAATCAATGCTCCCGTGGCTAAGTTTGATGCTGTTATCTTGCTGACACCTAAAAAGATTAATCCTAATAACAATAAATTCAAAATTGAAGAGATTAAAAAAGATTTTGCTAGATACTGTAAAGAAGATTTCGATATCATTACATTATTCGAGCCAGATTATAATACACAAATTGTAGGAAGTAAAAAGAAAAAAACCAGTGATGTTATTCAATTTACTTCTGCACAAATTAACCCAAACAATTATGAAGATAAATATAGAGAAATTAAATATGATGTGACAGGCAAGCGTCATGTCGTTCAATCGATAGGATATTTTAATCTTCAGAGATTTTACAATAAAGTTGTAAATCAATTTAGGATTTTTTAAGCATGACAGATACATCAAGACAAGTTATTGAAGAAATTATAAGTTCTACTGACTCATCGTTCTCAACGCGAAATCGTGTTTTGGGTAACACCGAAATGAAAAATATTTCAATCAACATATTTCGGACATTAAAAAATCATGCAGTGCTTTATGGAAAAGACTATTCTTATTTCGAAGCGGTGAATGTCTGGGGCTCGTTTATGCATGTTGCTCATGGTGTGTTAATGAGAAACATGATGAAACTCAGAGGTCGTAGAAACGTTTTGTATGTTCATAACTTTGCTGAAGCATCGGGTGACGACGACCCAGCATTCTATGATACGATAGGGCAGTTTCAGCCACTAAATGTCAATAGAGTTCTTGCTCCCGCAATCTCAAATCATCTTAATTATTCAGATTTAAATTTTTATCCAGTATATTCTGGAACTGACACAAACTTTACTAAAGCTGTATTTGATGAAGCGGGTCTTACTAGCGTCTCTGCGACAGGTCAGTATAGACTTGGAGACAATATCGTATTATCAAATATTCCCGAAGGTGTAACGTTTGATGCTGTGTATTTTCATGGTATTGAACGAGCCGAAGATAGACTATACTCTATCGAAGAAATTCGTCAAGACTTTTCTGCTTACATTACAGATAATTGTCAATTCTACGATTACTATGAACAACAAGCGGCTCGGGAAGCAATGTTAAACGCAAGCACATCTGATTTCGAAGTAGAGGCTAGATGGTCAAGCACACCTAGAAATAATAAAGAGATTTTTGAATATGCATTTAGGGCTGTTGCTCCTACAGGTGACGTTGATGCAACTGTTGCGACTGCAAGAGAACTTCAAGTTGATATTAAAGAACAATATGTAGAAAACGTAAAATTTCTTCACGGTCAAGCAAAAAATCTTGGCGACAAAATTCTTAAGGTATTCTAATGCTAAAGTTTAAACAGTTTCTCAGCGAGGGTGTAGATGACCCCGCAATCTTCAAAGCAGTGTTTCTTGCTGGCGGACCTGGGTCTGGTAAATCGTTTATCGTAGGTAAGACTGGTCTTCCTGTTCTCGGAATGAAAGTCGTCAACTCTGACGATGCATTTGAGAATGCGATGAAGAAGGCTGGTAAAGCAATGACTCCTGATGAAATCTTCTCTGATGAAGGTCAAGAGATTCGCGGTAGAGCAAAAGCGTTGACTGGTAAGAAACAAGCAATGTATATCACAGGTCGTCTTGGTCTAGTCATTGACGGAACTGGTAAGGACTTTGCAAAGGTTAAGAAACAAGTCAAAACGCTTCAAGATTTAGGTTATGATACCACAATGATTTTGGTGAACACTGACCTTGATACTGCAATCGAAAGAGATAAACTGAGGTCACGCTCACTTGGTAAGAAAAAGGTCACCGATTACTGGAAAACAGTTCAGAGCAATATCGGTGCTTTTCAAACCATGTTCGGTAAAAAGAACTTTATAGTGGTTGACAACTCAACTGGTAAAGATTATCAGAAAGAAACGCTTCGTGCGTATCGTGATATCAAGAAGTTTATAAGTAAAGAACCTGATAATCCACTTGCAAAGAAATGGATTAAACAAGAGCGGGCAAAGAAAAAGAGAACCTAAGTTCTCTTCTCCAATTCTTCAACACGCTTTTCTAGTGCATTAACTCTATCTAGCAAAGATGGAGTTTTATTCTTACTTTCTTTATACATCCGATACATGTAACGGTCATAAGACTCTCGCGGACCTTCGTTGTTCTTTGCATATGTTTCCAATAAAACTTGACCTACAGACTTATCTGACATCAGACAGTTCTCTCTCAAAATATTGAAGACCTTCTCCTAGAAGAAGAAACACTCCTGCAACAACACCAATAGCACTGAATTCAACCAAGTTGACACCTATCAGTGCGCCACCTATACAGATACCAACAAGATTTGATGCTGGCGTTTTAAAGAATGCTTTTACTTTTTTCATATCTTAATCCTCAATGTAAACAATGTTTGAGTCTTGAACGACAACCAACTTGTCGTTTTCAACGAAGTTGTTGACACGCTTGTAGTAAGCGAGGTCAGTGTCAGAGAATTGCTCCATAGAGAAACCCTCATTCATCGCAAACATGCGATAGTTGTTGTCATCCTCAGGATAACCAAGGTCTTTCAGAATGTCGTTTACAGTAACCATTTTAATTCCTTATGTTTGGCGAACTCACCAGGACTCGAACCTGGAACGCAAGATTAGAAGTCTAGTGTGATATCCAGTTTCACCATGAGTCCCGATTGTCTTTATATTATATCAGGTAACTACTCTTTTGTCAATACTTATTTCGACATTTTCGGGTATTTCTATCTTAATATCTTTGTGATGGTGATGCAGAACAAACTTTGTGTCTTTGAACTCCTTGAACATATTCGGCCAGATTGGGCGCCAGTTGTTTGCAAGACGATGTGTGTTGTGAACACCTCTATCGCTCTCAAGCAATACATCAGTAAAACTTGTCAAGTCCATATCGAAAATACTATCAAAGCCATATAGATGAACTTCGGTTGCTTTCATTTTCTTACAAGCAAAGTGTGTTGCCATGTGTCCACACGAGAAGTTTGTAGCGGCTTGTCCGGGTGACTGATTGGGAAGTTGAGCGTATGATGGGATGTCAGTATGAAATGTTCTTACACAATGAGAATACTTCATATAAAAAGTTCCTTGATTTTCCATCCATAGTTTTGGACGCATACCAAGAATCCAGTCATACATATCAAGTTGAATCTCACCCTTTTGTAGAGCCGCCATCATTTTGAAGTCAACCATGCAAGTAGCATAGACTTCGCTTTTAGGCAATGAGAAAGGAGGAAAATTACAAATCAGTAACTTACCTTTTGTGCCTCTTTTAAATAGACCTGACGAAGGTCCGTTACCTAATACATTTACTCTCATTATTAACTTTCAAGCGATACAAGTTTTCGATTCTCTAAGTGCTGTTCAGCAATTGCATCTTTAGACTGACCCATATAACGAACAGCATGATGCTTCTCAATCATATATTCGTTGATAGATTGGTCTGCATAGTCTGTTGTGCGCCAGAGTTCACCCAGAATGCGTCCAAACTTACCTTCAGCGTCTTTTTGTGTTTTGAGAACAATACCACCTTTGTCGTCTAGCATCTTTGTGATAAATGCTTTTGCGGCTAATCCATACTTCTTCTCTTCGAGGTCGCGTGTGCGTGACTCAGGCGTATCGATACCATACAAACGAATACGCTCTTTCTTTAACCAGACACCAAATCCTAAATCAATGTCTACATCAACAGTATCACCGTCAATAATCTTTACTACTTCACATCTATATTCATACATTATTGGGCTCCTATATCGTGCCAGTTTTCTTTTATATATCTTAAATTTTCCAACTCATGTGGCTTTGGTCGACCACCACAATCAACAATCTTGATATTATTTGGAATATATTCAGGAAACTTCCACTGTCCCATCACCTTTTTACCCAAATCAAACTTCAAATTCTTTTTCCACTTGTCACCTAGTTCTTCGTCCAGATAGCAGATGTCGTTGTCTCTCAGAAACTTACCTGTCCATACCTGGTCACCACCATCAAACTTGATGAGTTTCTTCTCGTTAGGAAGAAACAACTCATAGATGTCTTGCATACGACCCGTTTCATATATCATCATTGAAGAACAAAACTTATTGTTCATCCATCCAATCGAATCAGCAAGACACGCCATCTTACTATTTTTGTTAATAGCAAAGTCTATTACTTCATCAAAGTTCTTCAGCAGAACATTGTCGATGTCTAGATATACATTCCAACCTGCAGGCATCTCGTTACTATAACAATACATCTTGTTCCACCAAGTCTTGAATGGTGCGGCAATTGGTGTTGCAAGGTCATCAATCTGATTAGGTCTATCAGTAATGCAGTAAGGGTCAACGATGTAATCAGATAACTCTGTAAAGCGTTGAATTAACTTTCGAGCATAGAGCATCGAATACTTTTCTGTGCAGACTGTAATTAAATTAATACGGCTCATGGTTCAATAATCTCAAATTTCTCGTTAAACTGATGCTTTGCAACACAACCATCGGGTCTCTGAATCGTAGAGAATGTATCTAACACCATAGCAATAAATGGATTATGTTCTTGAAGCCATGGCATATTTTTAAGATTTAAAAAGATGTCTGTTGGTTGTGCTGTGACAGTAGCCTCGTCAAGCAACCTCTTTGCTCCACTAGGCTTCAGCAAATATGCATGAGCGCCAGGGAAGTATTCTTTTGTTGAAAGACGATTGACGCCAAGTTTAGGTGGATTCTTCCAGTCACCATAACTTGGTTGACCAATATTAATCATGTGTGTATACGGAATATAATCAGGCATAGGCTGAATAAACACAACATCATGCTCAAAGACAGCAATCTCTTCGTTGTTCTCTGCACAGTATCTCCATAGAGAGTG